GGATAGCGTCGAGCGACCACGGGTACCCACGGGGGGTAGCGGGCGGACTGAATATCAATTAAAGCCTTTCACATTTTTTTCCCAAAATTAGCCCTACCCCACTTCAGCCACCTATCGTCTACCCCCATCACCCCCTAGGCACCCGTTTGCAGCCCCTAGGAGCCCGTCTGTGACCTTCTAAGCCTTGGGGGGTACCTCTGGGGCCTCCGCCCTACCCGGGCCTTGTAATGCCATTCCCAGACCGGTCACGACACCCGGGTTCTGACACATCAGTTGCATCAGGGCTGTCTCCAGTACCCTGATTTTAGTCTCTGATAGACCTAGTTCATAGACCCCATTTACCATCTCTAGTAGTTCATGTACTAGTGTACTGTAGTAGGGTATACCCCTTAGGTCCTTAGAGATGTGTATCTCAGGAGTAGGGTAGTAGAAGAACTGACCAAATTCATCCTTGGGCATCTCAACATGGCTCACTTTGATAACATAGGGTGACCACTTGATGTCCATGGATGGGTCCTTTCTAGTGTTTGGCCCGGTTAACTGATCGGTGGACGATCCTTAGATTTGACCTACGGTTATCCCGGGGATTCCCGTTCTTGTGGTCGATGTCCTTACCGTCGCCCTTACGAACCTTGCCTTCCCGGATCATCATCCGGCGGACCTTGTTTCGATGAGCCCGGTCCTTCTTGTATCGTTCAGTACCGTGGTACTCTCGATATTCCTTTTTGTAGTCACGATCAGACATCACTTGGCCTTCTTCTTGACCTTGAGTCGGTTCTTGACCTGTCCATAGGCAATGGCATAAGCCTTGTCCTTGGACATCCCCTTACGCATCAGGGCTTCAACAACTTTCTTTGGCATTATCGCTTACCTCCACCGCCGCCACCCTGTGCGCCCTGACTGCTGACCCGAGTCTTCAGGGCACCCATGTTACCAACGGTCATCCCACTCTTACCAGCAGCAAGAACACCCATATTAGGCTTTGGTGCGTGCTGGGTCTTACCCGGAGTAACGCGGCGACTCTTGGATCCCTTGGTCTTAATCTTGAGTTCAGGAGTAACAAACTTGTTCAGCATCGACATGATTACCTCTTTGCAGGGGACACTTTAGGACCAGATGCACCACGCATCCCGATCTTCATCTTTTCACGCTTCTTAGCGGCCAGTTCAGACTTGGACATTTCGCCCACAGTCTTGGGGGTCCGCAGGGCTTACCAGTACGGGTATCGACCCACTTTTCGTCCGTCCAACGCTTCAGGTTAGCCCCGGCTTCGCCCTTACGGACATCTCCCTTGGCTTTGCGACACTTGGCGGTTGCCTGAGCAGCCCTTGCGGACCACTTGCCGTACGACCGCATGACCTTACGATAACACGCATCCTTGGGCATAGATCACCACGCCCTACAGGACCAGTACCGAGCCTTGGTCTTTGGACCCGGGTTGTCGCAGTTGTGTCGAGCCCGGAAGTTGGCCCTACGACCCGGGATATGCTTCTTGATCTTCATCTTGGGGTCACCAAAGCGGACCACCTTAGTCTTCTCTCCGTCCTTGACGCACACGGCGGACTTCTTGTTTCCACCCGGGGTACGCCACGGAGTATTCAGTTTCTTGCCTTTACACGGGCTTGCCATTTGCCATCTCCAGTAGTTCCTTGGGCAGGGCCTCACGCAACTCACGCATGGCCTTAGCCAACTTGGTTGATGCCTTAAGAGAGCGTTCGCTCCTTAGATGATCCTCATAAGAAAGCAGGGCTCTGCAAGCCTTATGGGTCAGGTTCAAAGACCACTCAGTCACAGGCTCATCCATGTGTCACCTCTGGGCTTACGCCCGACAGCGTGTTCCATAAACCGTTCCAGTTCACGATCCAACTCTTCCTCACGACGCTGAGTAATCTTACTTTGGGCATCCTGAGCCATCATTTCAGTCCAGAACCCCACGGCCATTGCCAGAACATCCAGTCGGTCATCGTAGGCCAATGCCTTGCGGACCCGGGTAATTCGTGACATCTGCCACAGCAGGCTGTACTGAAGTGCCTTCTCTGAGGCATATTTCTTGGTCGATTCATAGTCAGACCGGATCACATTGGTGTCAATGACCAGCCTGTGCTGGCACATAACAGGTTCCAAGGTGTCAACGATCCGGCGTTCCTTCTGGGTGTTATGCCGCACTTCTTCGACCGTGCAGGGATAAGACTTCATCAGGTACGGCTTCAGCAGTTCGGTAAACATACCGTCGCCAAAGTTCGATTCCACGATGATCTTGTTCACCGCTTGAGTCTTGGCAATGCCCACCAGACGCTCCATGGTTGTCTGGTCATACCCACCAGTCAGACCACCAGCATCCGTGACATACAGAAACCCGTTCAGCATCTTGACAACCGCATAGGCGGTTTCGTTATCGCCACGACCCGAGGGGTCAATAGCCATGATGCTGCCAGAATACGGCACCCACTTGCCCTGCATATCCATGGGGCTGTAGTACCGATCTCCATTGAACCCAACGCAAGGGATGTCCTTGACGATGTTGCTGGGATTCATGGCCCAGACAGGCTTCTCAGGGGCATTCTCTGGGTTCAGACCGAAGACGATCAGGTCGCTCAACTTGAGCGGGTACCTGTCTGCGTCACTCAGGGTCGAATCCAGCATGAACTGAAGGGCAAACCCGGTGCGTCCGTAACTGGCTTCACGCTCCATCAGGTCAATGGCGTTAAACCGCCTAGGATCCGTTGGGTCGCCTTCTACGCCTTCCCTGAGCATGGGAGCCAGTTTGTCCCCAAAGGCCGTCTTGAGGCGGGAATCGGGGTACCTAGCGGGCCAGACACGGGTGTCATAGCCCTTTTCGTGCAGACCGTGGTAGATGGACTGTTCGGTCTGCGGCGTACCTAGATAGATCACCTCCCCTCCGGGTTTGAGAACTGCTTCAAACTCAGCAATGGCACCCTGCAACTTATCCCTCATCAGGAAGGTTGCAGAGTTATTCAGCGATTCGACATCGTCGGCAATGATCAGGTCAGCACGGCTACCCGTGATCTGGCTGGTGATTCCCTTAGAAACGACACTAGGGGCCTGAGAAGCCGGAGCAGGGCCCACATCGAAGGCAATCTTGGAGTTACGCTGGTCTTCCCTAGGCCGGAGATGCTGGCAAATAGGGATCTCGTTGATCAATCTCAGGGTAAAGGTGCTGAAGTCATCTGCTCGTTGCTTTGAGGCAGACACCACCAGCACATTCAACTTGGGATCGTGCAGCAACCTGAAGACCACATAGGCACTAGTGAGCCAACTCTTGCCTACCCCACGGAATGCCTGCACGACACGCCTACGGGGCCCCTTCTGGAGATACTTGGCTACATCCAACTGGATAGGGGTGGGCTCTGGTAGCCCAAGATGGTCCCACGCCAGATAGACGAAGTTCCTGAAGTCTTTCAGTTTGCGTTCTAGTTCACTCAAGCGGCTTCTTCTTCGTCAAAGGGCATGATCTTGGCAAGATTCAGCATGGGCTGCGAGGCATCAGGAGCCGCATCAATGCCGTTGTCCTTGAGGAACTGACGGGCAACGCTAAGATCCGAGGGGGTCGCATCCCCGTTCTGGATCTTTCGCAGCAACTCTTGAGCAAGAGCCGAGTGGATTGCTTCAAGGATGTCTTTGTTCATGGCTTACTCACACATAACTACAAACAGCACTAATCATAGCAGTTGCCACAGCATCATAGCCGTTTGATTGGTCGTTAAACCCACGAAGGTGGGCTTGACCAGCAGCATCATACATGATGGAACCAGACACACCGCCAGTTAACAGATCCTGTGCGCTGTAAAACTGAGCAACATCGACAGCAACAACGCCCTTTGAAGCGTTATTTGTAGCCACAGTAGCCGCTGCCGCAACCGTGGTTGCCCTAGCAGTACCCCAAGTAGAAACAGCAGGAGCAGGGTGACTTGCGCTAATAATGAATGCGAGGTTGTTGGCGTTGTTACCAACAGCCTCCCAGCGTTCAATCAACTTATTAATGCAAGCCGTAATGTTGGTGATGAATGAGGCTCCTGATTCTGGCCCATTGATTCCAACATTTATCCACACAATCGCACGGCCAGAGCCGCTTGCTGCAATTTGACGCGCGGCAATTTCTTTCAAGTACGAGTCAAGAACTCCACCGTTACTTTCCAATCGGTTTCGGAGATGAATACTCTGTGCGCCGCCTTGGTAAATGTAGTTATTAACTGCGTAACCCTTAGAATTGAGGCGACAAATTGAGTGCCACAGTCCTGCAAAAGGCCCAACAACCGGATCTCCTTGACTAATATTATCCCAAGAAGCGCACACATCACTAGCAGCAACTCCATTGGTAACCGTAGGACCAGTAAAAGTTACCGTAGAAGTTCCATACCAGTTGTTTGCAGATCCGCCGCTGGTCTGAGTAATAAGTCCTTCAGTTGCAACAAAGCCAGTCAAAACAAGCCCAGTCGTGCGAAAAGTTCCAGAACCGGAAGCAAACTTACCATACACGCAGCGGTACTGAAGGCTTGGCTGACTTTGAGCATTGAGAATAGGACTAGATGCCTTCAAGTAAACAAAATTCTTGTTTCCTTCGCTGGTATAGGTGTTACCCGCTGCCACAAAAGCACCATCCCAAAGGAATCCGGTAAAGCGTGGAAGCAACTTTCCAAAGCCTACATCCGGATTGTCTGTTTCCGTGGAGTAACCAAGATTTGTCTTCAAAGCAATAGCGTCTGCGTCGCTTTGCCCCACACGGTGTTCCAAGCGTGATACAGGACCCGTTGCTCCGGCTGGTCCGTTATCGGCTGTACCCGGCCAATTACACTTAACATTGGTACCCAACGGGTTCACGCCAACAATGGGATCACCACGGTCAAGACCCGAAGAACTTCCAGATTCAAGAGCGGTTGGAATAAGTGCCGTAGCATACATCGGAATCCCCATAAAGCAGCCGAGGGCCCGATGAAGACCGCAGGTGTAGCCATAAGCGTAGGCTGCACTAGCCGGAACTCCAGCACTTTGGAAACCGGTATTGCTGTCCCCAATCGTAATAATGTCTACTGAATCGGTTCCATTGACCGCATCACGCAGAAACACTCCAGCACGGGTACTTCCATTTACTCCAGCCATTGGAACTGAAGACACAGACGTGCCAGTCTTCTTAAAAATCACAGTAGTCTTTGAACGCTTTGCCATGTATTTGGTTTCCTGTTGTTGGTATCTTGGAGTTATTTATTCGGAAATCCAAGCATTAAAGGTGTTGTTGCCGCCGCCAATCAAGCGAATACGCATATAGGGGGCAAGAGCAACAACCTTGTTCCACGAGTTCAGGGGGTTCCCAGTATCAATTTCGCCCGTAGCAGCGGCGTATTCAGGATCTTCAACCTTCAGGACATCAATAACAAACCAAGTGGTGTTATCGATAGAACCTTCAATGGTGCCCTTGAAACCGCTAGTGATCTTGGAACCGCCATGGCGCACCGAGACCACGCCAAACTGATCGGGACGCTCACGGGCAATGTAAGTAGTTGAGACAACAGCCGTAGCACCGACAGTACCATTAACGACCTGAGTGGAGTACATTATGTTTATCCTTGTGGAAAGAGTTTAAAAAGAGCGTGAGTGAGAAGAGAGGCAATAGCACCCACGGTGGCTGCAATGCCCATTGTAAACGACTTAGAATGTTCTAGTTCCCGAAGACGGCCTTCGTGATTCTTGAGTTGATCTTCCTGCATACGCTGCATCTGTAGTAGCGCATCCACTTTGCCCTCAAGACGGCCAATCGCCAACATAATTTCCGGGGTGTCATGGGAGTGCATTAGGCGATCCTCTGGAACAATCCAAATTGAGGGGCACCTGTCGTGGCTGAAGTCAATCCACGCAGGACCCAAGTCCCACTAAGTGCCGTCCATCCAGCGGGAGGCGTTGTCCAATAACCGCGGTAGTCACCGAAGTTTGTAGTATTGACATACAACTCCCACGCCAGCGTTGTCACCGCACTACCATTCCAGACATTGAGGTTAGCGTTGTTTGGAATATTATACAAGGGAGTGAATGTTCCGGTTGAAAACAAGAAACTATTGGTGGCAGATACACCACGAACCCCAAGATAAGTACCAATGGGAAAATTGGTAACGCCAATACCAGTTGCAGGAATCCCACCACCAGCGGTATCCACATAATCCTTAGTGGCTGCATCGCCCGCCGCGGTCGGCGTTGCCAATCCCGTGATCTTCTGCCCATTCATTGCCAAGGCGGCGGCAGGAGCGGCAAGGGTCGCCACGGTTACGCTAGTAGCCAACTTACCAACGCTGATGGTGTTGTCTTCGATCTTGACATTGGTCACAGCACCCGTTGCCAACTGGTCTGTATCAACGGCTCCGGTGGCAATCTTGTCGCCAGACACGGCTCCGTTGGTAATGTTCGCTTCTTGAACAGCCAAAGGACCCAACTTGGCATTCGTGACGGCCCCAGCACCGATCTTGGTTTCGGTAACCGCACCAGCACCAATCTTGGCTTCGATTACGGCCCCAGCACCAATCTTGGTTTCGGTAACTGCTCCGGTACCAATATAGGTTTCGGTAATACTGCCCGGAGAAAGAGCATCGGCTACAGCCCGAGCCACCCCAAAGTTTCGGATTACCACAGCGTCCCCAGCACTAAGGCCGCTGTCGAACACCAGAGTAATCGACCCCTTGACCCCACCGAACGAGTAGTCTTCTGGAGAGTACAGAACGCCGTCCACAATGACCAGATACATATCGGCCACGGTGCCTGCGGGTTCAGGACCAAGGTTACTCAGGTTAAAAGTGGTTTGACCAGCAGTAGCCACAAACTCCCAAGTCTGAGGAACAGTCTGAGCCTTGCCGTATAGGGCCAAGGTATCGACATAGTTCTTCGTGGCGGCATCTCCGGGTTCTGAAGGAGCCGTGATGCTCTTGATCTGCTTACTGTTGGCATCCCATGCGGCACCGTCCAAGGTCGGCCCAAGGGCTCCAGAGCCTGTATCAGCCCCTTCCTGAGCAATGTGCAGTAGACCAACCACCGCGTTATCCAGATCCTGAGCAGTCAGGACTGAAGCATCCTGAAAGTCCACCACATCACTCTGGAATCCGCTGGTCGTGCTTGGCGTTTCGCGATAGATCCGAACAATACTTCCAGTAGTTGGAGCAGCGTTCAGAACAATCGTTGGAACGCTGTTGATCGTTTGGAGACTATAGGCACTAGCCTGCTGAATGCTTCCATCGATTTGGACCTTCAAAAATGAAGGACTCAGCCAACCGTCAATCGTACTGATGTTGTAGTTGACTTGGCCTGCGGTAGATGTGTATTGGACATAACTAGGCATGAGTTTGCTCCTTAGATTCAGTCTGAAGATCGGGGTTGACGGCGGTTCAGGTTGTACTCGTCCGAGATTTCAGTTTCCAGAATATTCAGGTACTGTTTGATACCCGGCATATTTTGGAGCGGCAACAGCATTCGGCCCATGTGGACCGTCTTGCTGGTGATCTGGCGTTCGACATCCAGTCCAAGCGGCTTACCGATCAAGGCTCCCTTGGCATCATTGATGACTCCAGTAGCGTTCCTGATGGTGGTTTCGCCGGGGAAGCCAAAGGCACTCAGGCCCGAATAACGATAGGGAGCGAACAGGGGATCCTTATCGACCAGACCCCACATAGCATCGGCTCCCTTGGTCAACAGGAACATTTCTGAAGGCCCAGAGAACGATCCACGAACCACCCCCTCAAGAGTCAGCAGTTCTTCTCGCTTCTTGGCTTCCTCGTAGTTCCTAGACTGCTTGAAGGACCACCAGTCAGCATAGTTGCGCCCGTAGCCAATCAGGCCCGCAAGCATGGCGGTAGCCGTGATTTCCTTGGCTACCTGAAGCCCACCACCCTGCTTCACTCGTCCAGCATTCTGGATCAGGAAGTTGTCGATACCCTTCATATTGAAGGTGGAGAACTGAGTAACTAGACGGCCCCACCAAGTGAAAGCCATCTTATGGAAGTCACCCCGGGTTGGAACATCCTGAATGCGGGTGCGGACCATGCGATCCACAAACTTCTTCAGTTGATCCATCTCGACCGCATCCATGTTCTTCAAGCCGACAACGCGCTTGCCCAAGAATCCGTCCTTGAGTTCGGCGTTAGAGGCCACCCACTCAGCCAACTTCTTGTATTCATCGGGCTCTAGACCTAGGCTACGGATTGCCCCAACATCCAGACCCTTCTTGAGGGCTCCAGAACCCAACTCAAACAGATGCTGAAGGGCCGTAGCCGCAGTCAACTGCTGGGTAAAACTGTTGATCGGGGCCAGACCAGAGATGTCCGACATCAGGTTCGTGGCCCCACGCACGGCATTCTGGAAGGGTCCGGTGTACTCAGTAGACCCCAATGGGTCCATGAAGGTTCGCCGCAAGCGGTCGGTGGAGGGCGAGAACCAAGCGTCCAAGAAGGATGCAAAGTTCTGAGCAGGACGATCAAGGTTCTTGTAGTTGGCGATCATTTCAGCCAACACAGGCAACTGCGTGAAGGTCCTGCGGACTCCCAAGGTACCGACAATACGGGCAACTTCGCTGATGGCTGCAAGGCCGAACTGACCACCAGTAGTCAGGTACCCATACTGCATGAACAAAGACATGGCCTTGTCGCCAAACTTGGGGGCTCCTGAGTAGATAGGTTCATACCGCAGGGCGGCAATGACTTCCTTCAGGCCCTCAAGATGTCCCTCTTCGACTGCACCACCAAGTTTACGAGCCGTG